GGTGTCAGCGTGAGCAACATAGACCGCCGCGCCCTTGCGCGTGACCGACGCCAGCGCGCGAAAGGCCGCCGCGAGGAACGCGAGGAACGCGTCGTCAGCCATGCTGTCGTTTTCGATCGTCAGGCCCGTGCCGCCCTCGTACGCCACGTTGTAGGGCGGATCGGTCCAGACCACGTCCGCCAGGTCGGCGCCCATCAGGATCTGCAGGTCGGCCTCCTTCGTCGAGTCGCCGCAGAGCACGCGGTGCTCGCCGAGCTGCCAGACGTCGCCCGGCTTGGAATGGGCCACTTTTGGCACCGCCGGCGCTTCGTCAGGATCGGCCGCCGGCGGCTCGCCGAACAGTGAGTCCAGCCGCTCGTCGGCGAACCCGAGCACGCTCAGGTCGAACCCGAGATCGCGCAGCGAGCCCAGCTCCTGCCCGAGCAGCTCCTCGTTCCATCCGGCGTTCAGGGCGATCTGGTTGTCGGCGAGCACGTAGGCCCGGCGCTGCGCCGGCGTGAGCCAGTGCGCCTCGATCGTCGGCACCTCCGCGCGCCCGAGCAGCTGCAGCGCCAGCACGCGACCGTGGCCCGCGATGATCCCGCCGTCCGCGTCGACGATCACCGGGTTGACGAAGCCGAACTCGCGGATCGAGCGCGCGATCTGCTCGACCTGCGCGGACGAGTGCGTCCTGGCGTTCGCGGCGTACGGCACCAGATCGGCCACGCGCCGGATCGTGATGCGGTCCACGAGCTGCTGCTGTTCCATGCGCTGAGCGCCCTTTGTCGGTAGGAAAAAAAACTCCGAATGCCCCCGCGGGCGGTTTCCGTTTCGCGAGTTCTAAATTTTTCCCGAGGCCCCCCGGAACCCGCGCCGGCATTGGCCTGGCGCTTGACCGGCAGGGCCATCAGGGGCCCCCAGGTGGCGTCGTTTTCGAGACTGCGGGCGGTTGCCCCAACTCGCGCGATGCGAGCGCGTAGAGGCTTTGTGAGGCTCGGGCTACAAGCCTGGCTTCATGTCCTCAACCGTCTTCACCGCATGGCACGTGAAGCACAGGCCTTGCAGGTTCGCCTCGCTGTCGCTGCCGCCTTTGAACAGGGGGACGATGTGGTCCAGCTCTGTCGCCTGGCGCACCAACCCACGCCGCTCGCAGTGCACACACAGCGGGTGCTCGTTGAACCAGCGTGCCCGACGCTCCTGCAGCTTGCGGCCACGCATGCGAGGGGTAACCGGAGCGTTGCCGGAGCCGGCGATCGACAGGTCAGCCGTGCGGATGCGCTGCTCCAGGCGCGCGATCTTCGGGCGGTCAGCTGAGGCCTTGGGATTGGTCCCGTTCGGCACCGCAGGGGTCTCCATCGAGGGTCCGGGCGGGCTCGTCCTCCGGGTCTTCCTCTTCGATCAAGGCGTCGACCAGGGCATCGAGGGTTGCCTGCATCTGGGCCAGGCGATCGTCGATCGAGGCCATCCGGTCTTCGCGCGCGATGGTGGTGACCCGAGCGGGAGCGCTCAGCACCAACACCTTGTTCTGCGGGAACACCGCCTGCAGCAGACCGCGCAGGTGCTCCAGCTGCTCCTCCGACACCGGGCCGGCGGGAAGCGTCAGCACCACGACGTCGTCGGGGGCGACGCTCAGGCGCTGCACATCGCCGACCAGCGGCGTGGCCTCGCCTGCGTTCGCGTCCATGTGGGGTCAGGCGGCGGCAGCTTCCCGGGTGGCGAGCGCAGCGCTGATGCCGTCGCCGGCCGAGGTGATCACCGCATCGACGCCGAGCTGGCCGGTCCAGCCGATCGAGCCGTGCATGTTCACGACCACGTCCTTCGTCTCGTCGTCGGCCAGGAGGCCGATGAACGCCTCGGCGTTCGTGATCGCCTGCTTCTGGTCGATCACGTGCGACTGCTGCTGCTCGACGACCTTCGCCATCGCCTCGGCGACTTTGAACTTGGCCTCGGCCTTGCTGCTTGCGCGGACGGTGAACGAGTAGGACATGGGGGTGCTCCGATCAGAAACGAAAAAGCCCGCCGATACGAAACGTATGGGCGAGCTTGGCTTGGGGCGGGATTGTGTCACACGAAATTCACGAGCCGCAACCGCGCGTGCGCTTTTCCGCGTGACCAGGCGTGTGATTGTTGGGGATGCGGCGGGCGGTTATGACCGCGGGCCCGCGATTCGGAAGTGCTTCTGCAGACCGATGACGTCGTGCGGCCGGCCCTTGATCGGCGCGACCAGGCTTGCGATCACGCAGCCGCCGTGGCCTAGGCCTTTGAAGATGCACTCGATCCGCTCGTCATCTGTGAACACGAGCCGGTCGCCCGGCTTCACGGCGTTGCGGCGGAAGGGTTTGCTGCTCACGTTCACATCAGCTCGCGGGCGTGTAGGTGCTCGACCAGCATCGCGCGGGCATCGGCCACGAGCAGCGCCCTGGCGAGATCGTCGGCCGGCAGACGCGGCGAGCGCCAGACCGTGCTGCCGGTGCTCAGGTTGCGGGCGTTGATGTACAGCGCGTTGCGCCAGGGCTGGGACACCGAGTTGATGCACCCGTCGACGCCGCTCATGATCACGTTCTCCACGTCCTGGTCGAGCGCGCCGTTCGCGTCGTCGTACTGGCGGCTGCAGCGGTACTGCGCAGCGCCGGCGGCCGTGGTCGGGTAGCCGAGCGCCGTGCGCTCATCGCTGGCCCAGGTGTGCCACCGGCTCAACAGGTCGTTCAGGATCAAGTCCTCGTCGATCACATCGTTGCGCATGGCTCGACCTCCCGAACGTCGACGCGGCGCGCCAGGTCAACCAGCCACTTCGCGAAAGCGATCGGCGTGTGCTCGCGTTCGGGCTTCGTAACGTAGTGCTTCAGCCGGTGCACGCCAGGGTTGCGCGTGTCCCGCTTGACCACGTGCGTGCCTTCGCCCAGCACGAGGTCGGGCAGCGCCGGGATCTGGCTCGGCTCGCAACCGACCACGTAGAGCAGCGTCTGCTTCGTCGCCCGATGGCCCCACCAGTGCTGCGTGACGCCGAGCGTCCATCCACCGTTCGGTCCGCGCACGCCAGGCAGGGGCAGACCGCAGTGGCGCCAGAGCTGTGAGCCCTGCGGGTGCTCCAGCACGCCACCCCAGCGCTGGACCTGCTCGACGGCCCAGACCGCCAGCTCGCGCTCGCCTGGGAGCGGCTTTGCGAACTGCTGCATCCGCGACCAGGCGCGGCACGGTGGGTGCGCGACGATCGGAGCACCGCCAGGCCAGCGAAGCGCATCGCGGTCGATGTCCCACACGTCGCAACCAGGCAGCGTCTTGTAGACGCTGTCGGCGCGGGCGAACAGGACCGCGACCTGCCGCGTCATGCCGCCTGGACCCATGTGCCGTTCGGGAGCGCAGCGCGGCCAGCATCGGTCAGCACGTAGCGAACCCAGGGGAACGGCTCGCTGTGGTCGATGACGACCAGGCCGCGCTGGTACAGGTCAGTGATGCGAGCGCGCAACCAGGCGTACTCGCTCATGTCCCACGTGCTCACGCGCGGATGCTTCGCGAGCACCGCGAGCACGTTGTCGGACGTGCGCTGGCCAGGCTTCAGGTCCGTCACGGCACCGCTGAAGCTATCGATGTGGATCGTGGTGGTGTGCTTCACGTGGAACCCTCCAGGGCTTCAGGAGCGCGCCGGTTCGCGAGGTCCAGTGCGCGTGAGCACACCGGGCAGCGCCAACGGTTCTGCGACGGCAGAAGCGTCCAGCCAGCGCGCTCGGCTTCGTGGACATCGACGGTGCGCTTGCATCCGTCGCGGCAGGTGATCAGGTCGAGGTTCAAGGTTGTTCAGGGGTGGGTGGTTGTCTTCATCGTGGCCTCGCACCGGCGCACCAGCTCGTGCAGCGGTTGCCAGTCATCGCCTGCGACCGCGCGCAGCTCGGCCATGTACGCCGGGGTCAGGAAACCGCACGACCGCGCCTCGGCACAGAGCGGGCCACGCGCGATGCGGCGCGCTTCGCACACCCGACAGCCAGCGGTGTAGGCGTGCCACAGGCGCTCGCTCGCGCTGACGCAGTCGGGGCATGCGGTCATGGCGTCGCCAGTCGCAGGACGAACGGGATGCGCAGGATCTCGGGCGCGGCCTCGGCCGGGTCGCGCAGGGTCCGGTTGTCGACGGTCGGCAGCGCGAACACCTCCAGCTCCCAGCGCGGGGCTTGGCCGTATTCGAGCGTGAGCACGGCTTTTCGGCAGTGCTTGGGCAGACCGAAGGCATGTGCGAGCTGCACGTTCAGGTTGACGATGTCGCTCATCGGTCAGTCTCCGCAGAAGCAAGCGATCGGGTCTTCGTCAGCGTCGAACAGGCGACCCTGCCGGTCGACGAAAGTCGCCATCTGGGCGTAGCTCGGCCGGTCGTTGCGAAAGCGCGCGTAGTTCTCCGAGCGCTTGTCCGACCAGGCGGTCTCGGCGTGGCGTTCCATCGCGGCCCACCAGATCGCGCGCTCGGGCCTCTCGGCGATGAGCGACACGATCTGCGCGGCCGGCTTCAGGAAGCACAAGTCGCAGTTGCCTGCGAGCGTGCGTCCCCTTCCATCGGTCGGCAGCTCAAGCCCGAACGGCTGGTCCTGCCAAAAGGCGTGCACATCGCTGATCGCGACGCCAGCGTCGGCCAGCGGCACGACGAGCGTCTCCTTCGCGGTCTCCGGCGAGGCGCGGTTGCGCACCTTCACGACGCGGCGGTGCTCGTCGGCGCGAATGCCGACCATTTGATCCCAGCCGTCGTCGTCGTCGAACCAGCCGAGTGCGCGGAAGTGGCGGTGCATCGCGCGCACCTTCAAGCGCGACGTGCAAATGCGCTGGACCGGGCTGGGCAGGAACCGCTCCTTCTCGATCATCGCCGCGAACGGTTCGCCTTGCCGGCTCGCGCTGTCGAAGTCGACCAGCGCGTACCCAGGCTCGGTCGCGCGGTACTCGATCCACAGGATCGGCACCTGCCAGGCCTCGCTCATGGCGCGAACGAAGCGCAGCGTGGCCTCGTCCTCTTTGCCAGTGTTCGCGAACATCGCGACCGTGTCGGGTGGCAGGCGGCCACCGTTGGCCTGGAGCACGCGCCACAGCATGTAGCCGCTCGTGCGTCCACCACTGACGCTGATGGCCGTCCGCCCGCTGATGGCAAACGGGTTCAAAACGGCACCTCCGCTTCGTCGAAGATTTCGGCGGGCAGGCCGATCTGCTGCGCCTGCAGCGGGACGATCTCGACCTCGGTGCGCGGGTTCGCGCGGTCGATGCCGTGGAAGACGTGCTTCTCGCGCACCTGCCGGTCGTTGCGGTACACGCCGGCCTGAACCAGCACGCGCTCGCCGGGCTGCGCGGGACGGATCGTGTGCCGGCCTTCGCGATCGACGGTGTGCTGCTCGGGTATCGGCTTGCCCCTGACCCAGCGGTCCTGTAGGACGTCGAGCACGACCGACTCGTCGAGGTCGGGCCGCTCGCTCGAGTACCAGATGCGAAGCGTCACGCTCACCGGGCCTTCGAGGCGCTGGCGGGCGGCGGGCGGGATCTGGCGCAGCGCGTCGCGCTCGTAGTTGAGCGCCTTCTTCGACTTGATGACCATCACGCCGCCAGGCGCGTTCGGCGTCGGCCGGTGAATGCGGCTGTTGGCCTTGCTGGCGGGCTCGCCGAGGATCGTGAACGTGATCATGCGGCCACCTCGCGCAGCAGCAGCGACGCGCGCAGCAGGTCGAGCAGGCCCTGCACCGGCCGAGACGTGATGTTGCTGGCCCAGCGCTTCGCCTCGCGGTAGTCGTTGCCGTTGCGACCGTTGCGCCAGGCGTTGAAGCACCACGCCATGCTGTCGGCGGTGTCCAGCATCGAGCGCACGAGCGGGTCGGCGAGCGACGTCGTCTTCAGGCCGAAGCCGTGTAGCTTCAGGTCCGGGCGCACGCGCTTGATGGCCAGCAGCACCGCGGCGACTTGGCCGGGCGAGCCGTTGCGCTTGCAGACGCTGCCCACGCCAACCCACTGCCCGTGCGCCAGGCGCTCGCCGTACATCGTCAGGTGCACGACGTAGTCCTCGGGCGCGTAGCCCTGCAGCACCGGCAGCACATAGGCGCCGGCGGTGTCCTCCGCGAGCAGCGCGTCGTAGCGCTCGATCGTCAGGCGCTGGTGATCGGCGACCGACAGGCCCGTCTTCGCGACGATCCACGGCTCGCACATCCAGTCCTGCGCGACCGCCGCGAGCAGACGACCGCTGCCGTTCGTGGCCCAGCGCCGGATCTCGGCCGCGTAGCTCGCGACGTCGTGGCGATAACGGCCGTGGGTGCTGATCTCGGTGAAGGCACCGGAGTCCATGATCCATTCGCCGGCCCGCATCGGCGCCTTGCGCACGCGCAGGCGGTTGACGCTGATGAACGCGGCGTCGAAGTGGCGCGCGTCGCTCGGCTGATGCAGCCCGGTGAAGAACCGCATCACGCCTCCTCGCTTTCGAGCAGACGCCGACGCTCGGCCGCCGCCAGTTCGCTGCGCAGCGCCTCCTGGTACATCGCGCGCTGCAGCGGGCTCACGCTGCGCGGGTTGGCTTCGTCGCGCCGCTTCAGTCCCCAGGCCCAGGCCTTCGGGTCGCGCTCGGCCGGACGCGGCATCGCGCCGATCAGCTCGGCGACTCGCTGCGGATCGGCCGGCGGGAGCGGAAGCGCGGGCGGTGGGGCCGGCGGCTTGCGCAGACACAGCGCGCGGAACTGCAGCACCGTCGGTGGCGCGCCATCGGGGGGCAGGTTCTCCAGCGCATGCCGGATGCCATCGGGCCACGTCGCGAAGCCGCGCAGCTCGTAGGCCCAGTTCGCCTTCACGTCCGCCAGGTCGAGCCCATCCCAGCGGCGCAGGAACGCCTGGCCGTACACCACGATGAGCCGATCGAAGATGCGGTCAACCCAGACGTCGGGCAGTGACATCGACCACCTCCGCATCGGTGAGCCCCGCAGCGCGCCGTCGACGCGCCGCCAGGGTCGGTGAAGCCGCTTCGACGCGTTCGCGGGCCTCGCGCTGGCTCGGTGTCTCGCGCTGCGGCATCGGGCCGCGGTGCAGACGCTTGCCGGCAGCAGCAGCGTCGTCGCGCCGTCCTCGCACGACGCTCAGCACGTAGGCGAACGGATCGCGCTTGTCCTTCGCGCTCTCGGCCGCATCGACGAACTCGGCGCTCGTCGCGCCGGCAGCGAGTAGCTCCAGCAGCAGCGGGTGCGATGGGCTCACTTGCGCCATGCCGATCCCGCGAAGGGCCTTGCACACCGCACCGGCAGGTGACGCGAGAGCCTCGGCGTTCGGTTCGGCTTCCCGCGGTCCCTCGCGTGCGTGCGTGTGTGCGCGCGCGCCCGGAGCGCCCCCGTCTTCGCCTTCGGATACGGATACGCCTCCGAATACGGATACGCCTAGGACAACGGATGCTGGTGGCGTGCTAAGCATCTGCGCAGCAACCGTTGTCGGCTGCTCCGCATCTGCTGTGCGCGTGCTTGGCAAATCCACGGCAGGCGCGGCAGGCGCCGCACCGTTGCCACCGCCATCGAGCGGCGGCGGCGCGGGGCACTTGCTCTTGCTGCGGACCGTCTGGCCGAAGTCCAGGATCTCCAGGTAGCGCTTGCCAGCGACGACATAAAGTCGAATCAGGCGCACACGTTCAACCACGTGCAACAAGCGCTCGATGTCCTCTTCGGACGTCGTCTTCAGCTTCAGCGGGTAGAGCGCCGCGAGCAGCAGCGCGGTGTGCGCTTCGCAGCGCCCATAGTCATCGACCTTCGACATCAGCCGGCGGTAGAACACCTCGGCTTCATCGCCCAGCGCGTTGACGCGCTCGCTGCTCAGGATGCCCTCGCGGACCATTCGGGTAGGCATCACTGGCCCCTTCGTGTGGCTGTCATGGCGCGAGCCGGTACTGGTACAGACCGTTGCCGAGGTGTTCCTTCTGGATGACGAACGCGCCGAAGCGCGGCTTTCGCAAGTGGCGTAGCTGCGCGCTGATCGAAGCCTCCGGGTCGCCGGTCGCCTCGGCGATCTGGCGCAGCGTGTGCCAGCGGTTGTCGCGCATCAGCTCCCACACGCGCAGCTGCTGGCCGCGCAGGCGAACGTCATCGCGCTGCGGCACGTAGTCGCTGCCGTTGAACCTGTCCTGCGGTGGAGGTGGCGGCGGCGCGTTGAAGTCGATCGCGAGCTGATCCGGTAGTGGCCGGTTCTCGACCGCGGCGGTCGAGCTAGGTTGTTGCGCGCCCATGTCAGGCGCGCTTTCGACGAAGGGATCGACGGTCGACAGGAGGTGCCGTGCCGCTCGCGCAATCGAGCACGGCCGGCGGCGGTTGACGCACGCGGTGCGTGTTCGGGACCGGGAGCTTCAGCTCGCGGAAGCACATGTGCAGGCGCTTCAGCGTGGTGTGGCCAGGGTTCGGGATCTTCTCGCGCACGAACTTGCTGAGCCACGAGTGGCTGATGCCCGACTTCAGCACGATCGCGCCCCACTGGCCGCGGTGCAGGTTCAGCAGGCGCCTGATCTCGACGTCGTCAACTGCGGTATTCATCGCCGGAAAAGTTAGCAACGGATTCCGAGTGCGCAAGCGAAATCGCCAAGCCCCTAGCGCCAGCATGGGCGGTGCATACTCTCGGCCTCGCTCGCAATTTATTACGTGTCGAGCCGAAGCAAATCTGGAGGACGCAACGCCGTGAACGTGAACACCTTCCTGAATGTCATCGCAGCAAACATTGATTGGTACATGCGACTTCGCCACATGAACCAAGAGTCACTCGCTGAGGCCAGCGGCGTGTCGCCGCGAACAGTCGGGAACTTCCTTCGGCCAGAGAACCGGCGCTCCAGCAGCCGCGATTGCCACACGATGCCCTCGGGCACGCTCGCGAACCTCTACAAGCTGGCGTGGGCGATGGGCGTCGAAGCGTGGGAGCTGCTCGACAACATGACGCCCGAACAGCGGCAGTTCCACGACGCGATCGAGCGCGCGTATCAGCAGCGATGCACCGGCGTCGAAGACGTCGCGCCGCGCAAGACGACGCGCAGGAAGACCCGCGCCTAGGGCCCAGTTCCCGATTTCGGGAACCGGCGGGAACTGGTGGAACCGGCTGACGGTTTCACCGACTTCACCGACCAGATCGACTCCGCTCGACAGTCGGACAACGAGCGGACAAGTTCAGGACATTGCGGACACCGGGGCCCCGGTTCCGTTGCCACCACCGGCGAACCCTCTTCATCGATGACGCACGCGCGTCATCTACTCCAACACGAATCGAGAATCGAGCGATTTCGTGAAGCCCCTGCACGCGGAAAACAATCCTTGACGGCTCGCAATCCGTTGCTAACTTTGGCTGCTCCTGTCACCGGCTTGTCATCACAACAAGCCACGAACAACGAGCGGAGTCGGAGGCAATGGCGACGAACACGAGCGAAGAACTTTCACGTGCCCTGGCGAAGAACAAGGCGGACAAGCGTCGCCTCTGGTCCAGGCTTCCAGTACCGAACCCGAAGATCAAGCCCCTGGTGCTTGCGCTCGCGCCGACCGCGTGCGTGCGCAAGGATGCAGCCGGTCGCTACGACTGCTACATCGACGGCAAACGGCTAGAGGCGACCTGCGCCGCTGGCTGCGGCGGTGGCCTAGGCCACAGCACACCGAACAAGGCCTGGGCCTGCCTCGCGCACCACGTGACGCGCGTCGAGTTTGGAGCCGCGCGATGAACGGCCGCTCGATGAGCGGTCGCTGGAGCGATACCCTGATCCCGCCGAGCGGGCCACCGACGCAGAGCGAGATCGACTACGGCTGCGCGATCGAGCGCGTGCGCAGCGTGCGTCGCGCGCGTCGGCGTCGGCGGCTTCTCGCGCTGGTGCTGATCGCAGCGATCCTGGCCGCGAGCATCCCCGTGATGGTCGGCATCGCAACGAGCGTGCGGCTATGAGCGCGGTCCTGCTTGACGCCCTGCGCAGCCCGAGCCCGGCGATGCCACGCGGGATCGTGCACGGCATGCCGAACGCGGAGTACCACGCGCTGAGCGCGATCGGCTCGACGGGCCTGCGCCGGCTCGCGCGCAGTCCGCTGCACTTCTACGGACAGACGCTCGACCCGGGGCGGCCGATCGTCGAGCCGACGCCGTCGATGCGCAGGGGCACGCTCGCGCACTGCGCGCTGCTCGAACCCGACGAGCTGGTCAATCGCTACCGCGTGCGCCCCGAAGGGCTCGATGGCCGCACGAAGGAAGGACGCGCGTGGCTTGAGCAGGTGCCGCCCGGCTTCGAGGTCGTCACAGCCGCAGAGATGCTCACCGCGCAGCGCCAGGCCGCATCGGTGCGCGCGCTGCCGGAGATCGGCGCGCTGCTCGCCGGCGGCGGCTCGCCCGAGGTGTCCGCGTTCTGGACCGACAAAGCGACGGGCCTGCATTGCAAGTGCCGTCCCGATTGGGTCACAAACCCGACCACAGAAGCGCGCGGCGTCGCGCTGCTCGACCTGAAGACCTGCGAGCGGGCCGACCCGGAAGGCTTCGCGAAGTCGGTGGACAACTGGGGCTACGACATTCAGGCGGCGTACTACACGGAAGGCTACGAGCGCGCGAGCGGCGACATGGTGCTCGGCTTCGTGTTCATCGCCGTCGAGCACGACTACCCGCACGCGGCAGCGGCCTACATGCTGCCCGACGTCTGGATCTCCGACGCCGAGCGACGCGTCCATCAACTGCTCGACCTGTGCGCCGAGTGCGAACAGCGCGGCCAGTGGCCCGGCTACGTCAACACCATCGAACCACTCGTGATGCCGCGATGGGTGGAAAAGCGCATTCAACAGGCATCGAACCAACTGATCACCACCCCATAGAACGGAACGCCATGAATGAAGTCTTGAACCCCTTTGCTGAGCAGACGACGCGCACCCAAGTCGCCGAAGGCTCAGGCTCGCGCGCGCAGCAGTCGCGAGAGAACGCCGAAGTGCTCGCGATGGCGGCGATGGCCAAGCGCTTCCCGCGCGACCAGATCGCCGCGTGCGACCGCATCCGCAACGCATTCACACGCATCACGCTCGCGGAGAAGGCCCAGTACCAGTTCTCGCGCGGCGGCAGCGACATCATCGGCCCGAGCATCCACTCGGCCCAGGCGATGGCGCAGCAGTGGGGCAACCTGAGCAACGGCTGGCGCGAGGTCTCGCGCACGACCGGCCCGGACGGCGTCGGGGTGTCCGAGGTCGAGGCCTTCTGCGTCGACTACGAGACGACCAACCGCGAGTCGATCACCTTCTACGTGCGCCACTGGCGCGACACGAAGAAAGGCGGCTACGCGCTGAAGGACGAGCGCGACATCTACGAGCTGTGCGCGAACCAGGCGCAGCGCCGCAAGCGCGCCTGCATCCTCGCGATGATCCCGAGCGACGTGACCGAGATGGCGATGGAGCAGGCGAGCGTCACGCTGAAGACCAGCGCCGACACCAGCTCCGAAGCGATGCAGAAGATGGTGCATGCGTTCGCCGAATTCGGCGTGACCCGCGAGCTGATCGAGAAACGCATCCAGCGCCGACTCGACGCGATCCAGCCGGCGCAGGTCGTGGCCCTCAAGCGCGTGTACGTCAGCCTGCGCGACGAGATGAGTGCGCCGGAGGACTGGTTCGACATCCCGCCGCCGGCGCCGGCGGTGAGCGGCCTGGATGCGGTCAAGGCAGCAGCGAAGCCGACGCCCGATGCCGCGACGCAGACACGCGCGCGTGCGCCGCGCAAGGCCTCCACGGACGAGGGCGCGGCGGCCACGCGCACCTACGCCGAGTACGCCGACTCGATCACGAAGGCGACCGACGCCGAGACTGCCGGCCTGGTGCTCGACGAGGCGCGCGGCAGCACCCTCGACCCGGAACAGCTCGCCGACCTGGCGGGCGTCTACCAGCGCAAGTGGAGCACTGAAGCATGAGCCCACGCATCATCCGAGCAGACGGCACCGAGACGCTGCTCGACAAGTCGCCGAGCATGGACGACATCCGCAAGCTGATCGGCGCGGAGTCGCTCGACACCGTGAACCTGCATCACCTCGGCTACCCGCTGCAGGTGATGGTGGTCGACGACCACGCATACGAGGTCGAGACGATCCAGCACGGCCCGGCGCATTTCGAGATGCGGCCCACGAAGGCGCGCAAGCCGATCAACCGCAAGGCGACCGCGCTGTACCACGCGAACTGCCGGCCAGGCACGACGCACCAGATCGCCGGCGACGTCGTGATCGTGTTCGACGAAGACCCGGTCGACACGCGCGACGACGAACCCGCACCGTCCGAATCGCCCGCGCGGTATGACTCCGCGCCGCTCGCGAGCGCACCACCAGCACTGGCCGCGGTCGAAGCGAAGGCCGAGCCCGACGTGTTCGTCAGCGGCGGCGGTGGCGACTTCGGTGGTGCCGGTGCGAGCAGCACATGGGAAGCACCGGCGCCAGCAGCAGCAGCGTCGAGCTACAGCTCCGACTCCAGCGATAGCGGCTCCAGCTCCAGCGGCGGTGATAGCGGCGGCGGTGGAGGCGGCGGCAGCGACTGAGTTTCACGGGCGCGTCGGGCCGGTGCGAGCCTCCTCCCTCAGTGATTTGGCCGGCCCGCTCTGAGCAATCAGACGCCCACTTTTTCAACCAGCACCAGGAACCAACACACCATGCCGTTCCAAATCGAAAGCAAGACCCGGGTGACCGTCACGTCGGTCGCAATTCGCGGCGAGCACCACGGGCCAGAGATCGCGCCAGGCGTGACCCTCTCGCTGAAGATGGTGGTCGGCAACGACTGGCTCGCGAATCTCTCAGGCCACCTGAAGGGTTCGTTCTACATGGCGGGCGAGAGCACCGCGCAGCAACCGGAGTTGCCAGGCACCGAGGAATCGGACATGCCGATCCTGCGCATGCCAGATGCAGGCGCGCTGCCCTGGGAGAAGGAATACACCGGCCTCGAGTTGGTGATCGACCACGGCATCGGTGGCGCGTCCGACATCGTCGTGAGCGACTGCAAGGTGGACAGCATCGTGCTCGACTTCCAGCAAGGCGGGAGCGTCGAAGTCGAATTCAAAGTCAAGAGCAACGCGGCCGACGAACGCACGCGCGGCCAGCTCACGAGCACGATCAAGCAAGACATCGAGGTCGAGGTGTACGGACCTGACGTCGACGACCGCCAGGCGGACATCGAAGACAAGCCTGCGACCAGCAAGCCGAAGGCGAAGGACGCGACCGGCGCGTTCCTCGACGCTCATGGGTGAGATCGCCGAAATGATGCTCGACGGCACGCTGTGCGAGCTGTGCGGCTCGTACGTCCGCGGCGATGCGCCAGGTCATCCGCGCCAGTGCGGCGACTGCAAGCGCGAGTCGACGCTCGCGCCTCCAGGGCAGAAGTTCAAGTGCACGAGCTGCGGTCGGAAGGTGAAGCTGGCCGGCTTTCAGGATCACATGCGGGACAAGCACGGAGCCGCACGATGAAGACACAGCTCATGGCGAGCGTGATCGAACGCGAGGTCTGCGAGGCCTGCCCGGACGTGAAGTCGGCGCATTGGGTCGAGCCGGTGAGCACCTGCGGCTACCTCGTCGGCGAGCGGCGCGGCGCGGCGTTCTCGGTGCCGGTCACGCACGACTCGATGTTCGTGCGCATGCGGCCGTGGAACGAAACCGAGGTCGCGAAGTACCTCATCGAGCTCATCAAGTCCGAGGGCTGACATGCCGATCCGCCCGGAGAACCGCAACCGCTACGGTGCCGACTGGCCCGCCTTCAGTCGCTACGTGCGATTCGAGCGCGCCGGCGGGCGCTGCGAGTGCGAGGGCGAATGCGGGCGCGGCACGCACCAGGGCCGATGCACGAACCAGCACGGCAAGCCGGCCTACGGCACCGGCTCGATCGTCTGCCTGACGGTCGCCCACCTCACGCACGAACCCGAGGATCGCGAGCACGTCAAGGCGATGTGCAATGGGTGCCACCTGCACTACGACCGCGAACACCACGCGCAGACCGCCTACATGACGCGTAAGGCACGCGCTGGAGATCGGGAGCTTTTCTGATGGGCGCCACGTTGAACTGCATCGACTGCTGGGCAGGCTTTGAACAGCTCCCCGGGAATGGCAGACCACGCATTCGATGTCTGCGCTGCTCGCCACCGCAACGAAGCCAGCCGAAGACCAAGCGGTGCGTGGACTGTGGGACCGAGTTCACGACCAATCTTTCTCACAAGCGACGCTGTGGCAGCGCTGAGTGCTCACGCGCAGTAAGCCAGCGGCGCTGGAAGGAGATGCGGGCCCCGATGACCGCGAAGGTTTGCGATGAATGCGAGGCGACCTTCATGACACGATTTCCGCAGAACCAGCGCCTTTGCGGTGCGCGCGCTTGCAAGGTAGCTGCAGCGTTGAGGCAACGCCAGCACACGCTGGTGCTCTGCCAGGAATGCTGGCGGGAACGGAAGATGTATGTGCGACCCACGTCGTCCCAGGGAGGGGCCATCGGGAAGTTCTGTAGCCGAGATTGTTACTTTGCACGCAAAGCACGTCTGAGCGCGGAGAAGGATGCGTTGCGCCGCATCGGCGACAACGTTCGCGCACCAGACCGCGAACGGGCCCGCGAACGGGCCCGCGAACGGGCCCGAGAACAGGCCCGAGAACAGGCACAGGCCCGCCGAACTCGTCGTTCGCTCGCCCGACAACGAGTGTGCGTGTGCGAAACGTGTGGAGCTGACTTCCGCCCCTCAAAACACGCTTGCTGGCAGCGCTTCTGTTCTATCCGGTGCCGTAAGGCGGCGCCAAGCAACCTGGAAACACACCGCCGCTGTGCAGCTAAGCGCCGTCGACATGAGAACGAAACGCTCGCGCGCGCATACGTCATCAAGGTCATCACCAAGCGGTCGCCGATTCCGCACCACTTGATCCCGCAAAAGTTGATCGACGCGAAGCGCGCCCAACTGAAATTGCAACGACTGATAAAGGAAAAGCAGAAGTGAGCACATCGATGAAATCGCTCGACGACATCAAGCGCGACATGAGCGCCCTCTACGACGACGTCCGTTCGGGAGGCACCGAAGTCAAGATGGCCGCCGAGCTGGCGAACATCGCAGGCAAGTACCTGAAGGCTGAGCAGCTCCAGCTCGCGCGCGAGATATTCACCGCGCACTTGGGCAAGAAGCGCGACACCACCGTCGAAAGTGTCGCGCAGACTTCAACGGTCAATCTGCTCGATATGTCATGAACGACGTCGAGCGTCGCGCCTATCAACGCGGCTACCAGTGCGGACACAAGCGCTGGCCGGAGCACAAACCGCCGCTGCCACCCGAGGCGGTGATCGCCGGATTGATGACCGCGTTGCGGGATCTGCGCGACGAGTGCGACGCCCTCTGCGCGACCCTCTGCCCCGATGACGAATGGGTCGTCCTTCTGGACCCGCACGTCGATACCGCCGATCGGGCGCTCGCGGCAGTGACCGCCTGGCTGCGCGCCGACGACGACGAACCCCTACCTTCAAGCGATGACGCCATGACGACGACGAAGAACACTGCGTACACACCAGGCCCGTGGCAGGTGCATCGGCCGCACCCGAGCAGCCTGCCTCACATCAGGAACGCTGACGGGATCTACGTGATGGATGCGCCGCCGCGCAACGGCATGAGCCACGCGAAGGCGCGGCAGATGGCCGACGCGACGCTGATCTCGGCGGCACCGGACCTGCTGGCCGTCGCGTTCGCGGCGCGCAAGATCATCGAGCAGGAGCGGTCGGTCCTGATCGACTCGCACACGAACCCGACGACGGGCCGCGTCGACGACGTCGACCGGCAGGCGGACATCGACGAGATGGATGGCGCGCTCGCGGCCATCGACGCTGCAGTCTCCAAAGCCACTGAGGTGCGGGCGTGAAGACCACCACCCTGAGCGTCGACGACGTGCGCGAGCAGCTCCGCGCGAAGACGAAGGAAACGAACGCGGCGAGCGCAGCGCGCGCGCTCGGCATCTCGCCCCAGTACATGTGCGACGTGCTCGCCGGCGCACGCGAGCCGGGCGAGAAACTGCTCGCCGCGCTCGGGCTGCGCCGCGTCGTCACCTACGTCCCTTTCACGAAGCCCAAAGCCGAGCGCGAGTAGGACCACCATGAAAGCGCCCATCAGCGTCTACAAGTTCCCGCTGCCGATCGGCGATTGGGTCAGCGTGACCATGCCCGAGGGCGCCGAGCCGCTCTGCGTCCAGGTGCAGGAGGGCGAGCCGCGCCTGTGGGCTCGCGTGACCGTTGGCAACCCGCCGGTCGTCCATCACTTCCGCATCGCTGGCACGGGACACGACCTCGGGAGCAACGTCGGCCGGCACATCGATAGCTTCCAGCTGCTCGGCGGCGGCCTGGTGTTTCACGTTTTCGCCGAAGCCTTCGGAGGAATGGCATGACGACGACCACGATCAGCAGAAGCAAGCGAGACGCGCTCGACGACGACGACGCGCGCCAGGTCGAAGTCGCCCTCGCGCCGTACGTGACGATCAGCCAGGCGGCCAGGAGCATCGGGCTTTCAGAGAAGGCGATCCGCTGCAAGATCGCCGAGGGCGTCTGGATCGAGAACCGCGAGTGGCGGCGCGCGCCTGACGGACGGCTTTACATCAGCATCCGGGGCTACCAGGCGTGGGTGGAGCGCGGCGGGAAGTGACCCCCCAAAGTGGGGTTTGATTACGTCTTACACAACGCATTGATTCCGTATACAGTAGGCCCCTGTGTACAACGTCACCACCACGAAGGAACCCCGCATGCGCCGCCACCTCTTCACCGCCGTCAAGCTGACGATCGCCATTGGCTCGGCCCTGGCCTGCACGTACGTCGTCGCCCAGGCGTTCGGCCCACTCTTCAGCAAGGCGCTTACCGCCGCGTTGATGGTCGGCTGACCAGCACCAACCCTGCGCCAACCGCCCCCGAAACGGGGCGGTTTTTCTTTTGATTCTGTCGCACACAGCGTTGATTTCGTATACAGTGATCCCACGGCAACAAGCCCGGCAACCCCCCGAAAGGACCAGCACCATGCAAGCCGCCACCACCACAACGCTCGGCAGCCTCCTGTCGCCCCGCTGGCACGATTGGCTCGACGACGACCTGCTCGGCATCGGGGCCGACACCGAGGTCGGTCTGCGCTGCGCCGCGCTGCTGCGCAAGGCCGAAGAACTGTGCGCGCTGATGGACGACGCCGATCACATCAGCAACGTCTGCACCTCCGCAGCGGACCAGTGCCACGTCTGGTACTTCGGCTGAAGGGGACCACCATGATCACGACTCGCATCCTGAACGCGCTGGCCGAGCTGACCGAAGAGGGAGACGCCGTGCGCCTCGCGCTGCATGGCACCGAGGGCGACTGGCACGCCGAGGTTCGCGGCGTCAACCGCAGCACCGGCCTGGACTACCCGGTGTTCGACCCCATCGACGGCGAGGTCTGCTTCGCCGGTCGAGGCCCCGATGCGCTGAGCGCGCTCGCGGATCTCGACCGCGTGCTGACCCCCTTCTGTCCCGAGCTGCTGCAGGAGCCGACACCATGAACGCGGGAAAGAAGCACGAGCACGGGGCCGGCCTGGTGCCGGTCCACATCACCCCCACGATCGCCGGCGAGTACGCCGGTCGCGGTGTGTTCGGCGGCGACGACGAGTGGCCGCTGGTGCCGGACGGCGCCGGCACGCACCACGTCCCGCGCAGCACCGCCGAGTCGATGCTCGACGACGCCGAGTACAACGGCAGCGTCGGGCGCCACGCGGGCCAGGGCCCGGACCAGATGCCGGCCTCGATCGGCAACGCGTACCGCGCGCTCGCCGCGCAGTTGCGCAAGACCCTCGCCGAGCATCCCGCGCCCCAGGCGCCGACGCGCGGCACCTTCGACCCTAAGCACTTCGAGCGGCGCGGCGGTGCCGGTCGCGGTCAGGGCCGCAAGCCGCTGGAGCCCGGGGTCGAGTCGGTGGTCGTGCCGATCCGCGCGACACCGGAGCAGAAGGCGAAGTTTCACGCGCTGGGCGGCGCCGATTGGTTCCGCAAGGTGCTCAACAGGGCCAAGCTGCCCAAGGGGACGAAGTGATGGCGAATCGCACAGGCAGCGGGGTCGAGATTCGGCCGAACAGCATCCGCATCAAGTTCATCCTCGACGGCAAGGCCCACAAGCCGACCCTCATGGTCGACGGCGCGCCGATGAAGCCGACACCAGCGAACGTGAAGTACGCGCACAAGCTGGGCCTGGAGATCAGGGACAAGATCAAGTACGGCACCTTCCGCATGGCCGACTACTTCGCGGCCGGCAGCAACGACAGCGGCGGCGGCCACCCGATCACCGTCGGCGCGCAGCTCGACACGTGGTACGACGCGCAGCGCCTGGAGGGCTCGACTCTCGCCGGCTACAGCAGCGGCGCGAAGTTCTGGAAGGAAGCGTCGTGCGACAAGGCCGGCACGCTCCTGGGCGACCTTCCACTGCGCGCCTTGAAGAAGAGCCACATCCTCACCGCGCTCGCGGCGCGGCCCGAGCTGAGCGGCAAGACGGTGAACAACTACACCTCGGTGCTGCGCGAAGCGATGGCGCTCGCAGTCGACGACGACCTCATCACGACAAGCCCGGTCGACGGCGTGCCACGCGCGAAGTGGCAGCAGGAAGACCCGGACCCGTTCACGCTTGACGAAGCCGAGCGGATCATCGCGGACGCCGTCAGCCACTACCCGGAGCCGATCGCCAACCTGATCGAATGGCGCTTCTTCACCGGCGTGCGCACGAGCGAGGCCTTCGGCCTGCGCTGGCCATCGGTCGACCTCGCGTCCGACTACATGACGGTGCGCGAGGCGATCGTGCGCGGGGTTGAGAAGAGCAAGACGAAGACCGCGAAGGCGCGCAACGTCCGACTCAACAGCCGCGCGAAGGCCGCGCTGACCCGGCAGGCGAAGCACACCCGCATGGCCGGCGAACACGTGTGGCTCGACCCGCGGTACGGCACGCCCTGGCTCGAAGAACGGGCCTTCAGGCGAAGCTACTGGACGCCGGCCCTCAAGCGGCTGGGCATCCGGTACCGCCCGCCGAACAACATGCGCCACACCTACGCCACGATGATGCTCATGGCCGGCCGCACGCCTGGCTGGTGCGCGAACCAGCTCGGCCACAGCGTCGAGATGTTCCTGCGGACCTACACGAAGTGGATCGACGGGGACCAGGACGAGCGCGAGATCGACGGCCTGGAGAGCTGGCTCGACAAGGGCAGTACGCCCGGACGACCGAAGCGCGCGGGGTGAAGTCCCCGGTGAACCGAGAGACGGCGCCCCAGGGCGCCGTTCTTGATTGCGTCGGGGACCGACCAGGGCCAAAAGTCCCCAGAAAGTCCCCAGACAATGAGAAACGCCCGGGTTTACCGGGCGTAGAGGTGGGGTGGCTGATGGGACTCGAACCCAAGCGGCGCAGGTATCCACAGGCACCCACAGGCACCATGCCCATGAGAGTGAGAGAACGAGTCCTGTGCATTGCTGCTGATTCCTCGCGCTGGTCCCCAGAAAAGTCCCCAGGGAGTGGGGACGGGTGGGACAACGATATCCCTAACACAAGGGACGGCATTGCGCGCCCCTATCGTCTGGCAATACATTCCCACCTCATCGCGGGAACGTAAGGGATCACCTACTCGCGATGCAGAGAAGGCTGACCGCCACGGCCACGTCACAGGACGCAACACGTTGCTACAACTTGCGTCGCACACAATCAACCCAGGAGCGAAACGATGTCGTCAGGTGAACCAGGCTACACGCGATGGCAACCGAGTGAGTACCTCAAGGTCGCAGTCTGCGCGCTGCCGCTGATCGACAAGGGCAAGACCGTCGCCGAAGCCTACTACGCCGCGCAGCGCCAGGCCTTACCGCGTGAGCGCCGGCGCGAGCTGCCCGACATCAGAAAGCTGACCTACAACGGCTCGCCGCAGAAGTACATCGACCTGGCGCGCAAGCTGCCCGAAGCGGAACGTCTCGCGTTGACGCCGCCGCCGCCCGAGCCGAGAAAGAAGCCGCTCGTGAAGCTGAAGCCCGCGCCGCGCGTGAAGCTGGACGACGGTCGCGACTACGGCAAAGACGACGGTGGGGCGAAGCGGTGGATCACTCGCGAGAAAGCCCTGCTCGCGCGCCGCATCCTCTACTGGCAAGAGAAGGGCGACACCCGCGCGCTCTCGCGCCTGTTCATCGAGGCGCAGGAGATCGAGCTGGAGCGCGACCGGCGTCGACCGATCGCGAGCATCCAGGCCGGCGTGACCGGCGGCAAACTGCAGGCCACGCTCGACGAAGGCAAGCAAGCGATCTGGCAGGTCCAGTCCATCCCCTTCAAGCCCGACGACGAGCCCACGAGCAGCTCGCCGGCGGCCGGCGATGAGGCCGACCGCATCGGGGCGATGGAACTGCACGACCCGGCCCAGGCAGAGCAAGCCGCAAAAACGGCCGTAGAGGCACCGAACGACCCTCAGGCCACTACCCTAGCGCCCACCGGCGAACGCGCGCTCTCAGACGCGGCTAAGGCCTTCGGTGACACCGTGATGCAGGCGCTGGACAAGCTGCTGCACACGCACACCGAGATCATCCTCGGCAACGTCTACGCGAAGCTGAGCGACCACGCCGCGTCGACCGCCGCCAACATCGGGGCGATGATCGAGCGCGGCCTGCGCGAGACGGTGCACAAGATCGTCGAGGCCGAGCTGGGCGGGCCGGTAGCGGCGCCGAGCACGCCGGCAGCACCAGCGCTGCACGCGCGGCAGCTCAAGGTCGACGTGTTCACCTTCCCCGATGGGGTGCTGCAGGACAAGGTGCAGCGCGAAGTGCGTGCGACGTTCAACGGCAGCACGGATCTGCGCTTCGTGAACCCGGACGCCCGGAACTACACGCCTGACCCGGAGCGCCATTGCATCATGCTGACGCAGCGCATCCCGCGAGCGTTATCGAACAGCATCACCGCGATCGGCATCGAGCCGATCTACATCAAGGCGACGCCGGCCCACGTGGTGCACGCGATCGAGGAACTGCACCGCTCCGCAGGCACCTCTCACTAAGGAACTCCGATGCTGATGGACACACGCCCGCCGCGAGGCGATGGCGGGCCGCGCCCTTGGGAGGGCGAGCCGAACCGCGTCGCATGGCGCGACCAGGCGACCGGCCTGCAGTGCCTGATCCGGCGCAACCACCTGGGCGTCCTGTGCGGCTACGTGCGCGTGCCGCGCGACCATCCGCTGCACGGCGTCGACTACCGGCAGCGCAGAGCGTGGCGTAGCCTGCACGCGCATGGCGGGCTCACGTTCTCCGGGCGCGCCAGGCGCGGGCGCGACTTGCGGCGCGGCCATTGGTTCGGTTTCGACTGCGGGCACGCCTTCGACTTCGTGCCTGGAATGCAGGCGCTCTACGACACCATGCCGCCAGACCTTCTCGAAGCGCTCACCGCGCACCAAGCGCACGACGTCTACCGCACCGTCGACTACGTGCGCAACGAATGCACGAACCTCGCCGCGCAGCTTGCACGAAAGGCCAAGCCATGAACACCAGCAGACGCGAACTCGTCGCGGACGACATCAACACGCTCTACGAAGTGTTCGCGAAGGGCGCGATCGAAATCGTCAGCGAAGGCCGCGAGGTCTTCCCGCAGATCGCGATCGTGAGGATGGACGACGAGCAGCCGGGGCACATCCAGCACGTCTCGATGCTCGACCCAGAGCTGGTGAATCAGTTTCAGAAGAACGGCCGGAGGAAGGACGTGCTGATGGAGGTGATCAAGGCCCTGCTCGACCCCGCGCAACACACAGCGAAGTCGCCGTTCGTGCCGCACGCGATCGTGCACGTGACCGAGATGTGGATGGTCTCGCACCAGACAAAGCCGGGCGAGCCGATGCCCGACCTCGATGCCGTGTGCGAGGGACACGAATCGCTCGCCGATCACCCGAGGCGAAGCGAGGTGATCTCCGTGGTGATCCACACGCCGGGCCACAGCATCTTCGGCATTTGCCCGATTGAAGGCGCCGGCGCCGAGCGGCGCGCAACGTTCAAACCGCTCCTGACGAACGGGATCATGGCCGGCCGCTTCAGCCTGGACGACGCGCATGGCGCGCACTGACGGCCTCTCGTACATCAGCGCGACGCTCAAGGGCGCGGCGCAGATGATGAACGACAAGGATCGCGCGATGGCGCTGGACTGCTACGAGCACTGGCACCGCGAGTGCGAGCGCATCGGCGGCAGCGGGCCCGCAGTGAACGTCGCCTTCACCATTCACGAGATCATCGACGAGCACGTGGCGCACATGCGCGCGACGTCGAAGCACGGGCCCGACATCACCTGCCGCAGCGGTTGCGCGGGATGCTGCCACCTCCACGTCGACATCTACCCGCACGAGGCAGCGCTGCTGCTGCTCACGGCGCGCGAGCGCGGCATCGAGATCGACACAGCGCGCCTGGCCCGCCAGGCAGGCAGGACGTCCGACACGTGGCAGGAGCTGCCGCTGGAGGATCGGCGCTGCGTGTTCCTGGCACACGACCAGACCTGCAGCGTCTACGAGCACCGGCCAGGCTCGTGCCGCAAGTACCTCGTGAAGTCGGACCCGGAGCGGTGCGACACCACGAAGTACCCGGGCGGTGAAGTCGCGGTCGTCTTCGACGTCCAGGCCGAGATCGTCCACTCGGCAGCGATGACGGTCTACCAGGCCGGCAGCATGGCCGAGCGATTGATGGAGGCGCTGCGCGATGAACCGCGATGAAACGAACACCATCGTGCGCGCACTGACGGAACTGCGATGGGGCCATCTGCCGCACCGCACGTGCACCGCAACCGAGCCGATGCAGCAGGTCGACAAGGATCGCTACCGCTGGCATCACCCGGACGCGCCCAAGGTCGACGACTTCTTCAACCTCGAAGTGCACACGTGCCCGCACTGCGCGCTGACCTTCACCTGCCTGCCGCAGCCCGGAGACGGCCAATGATGATCACGCTCGGCGACGGACGCATCTTCGTGTTTGGCAGCAACCTGGCGGGCCGCCACGGCAAGGGCGCGGCGCTCGCGGCCTACAAGAAGCACGGCGCCATCCTCGGCCGCGGTGAAGGCTTGCAGGGCCGCTCGTACGCAATCCCGACCAAGGGCTGGAGCCTGGCGCCGCTGCCGCTCGGCGTGATCGTCCGGCACGTGAACACGTTCCTCGCGTTCGCCGCGTCGCGCCCGGACCTCACGTTTCAGTTGACGCCCATCGGCTGCGGCCTGGCCGGCTACAAGCCCATACAGATCGCCCCGATGTTCGCGGCGGCGCCGAGCAACGTCGAGCTGCCGGTCGAATTCCTCGCGGTGATCAAAGACGACTGGACGAAACAGTGAGTGACGACCCGTTCAACAAGCTGCCCACGGACCCGGAGTGGGTCAAGCGCACCGATGCGATCACCGGCGCAGCGGCCACCGACCTCGGGTGCATGGTCGTGCTGATCGCGATTCAGGAGGGCGGGAAACTCGGCATCTGCGTCGACGGCGTGCCCGACACCGGCATCCTCGCCGAAGCGGCGAAGGATCTGCCATCGCTGCTCGGGCAGCTCGCACTGATCTGCGCGCATCAGGAGGCGCACGGCATGGCGGGCCCGAAGCAATGAGCGACATCCGCAAGCTGCCCGGCGTCGAGCCGCTGCCAGAAAACCCGCTCGGCATCGCGCCGCGCCGCGACGGCACCTACTGCACCCACGAGTCGGTGATGCTCGACGAGCACGAGCGCACCGTCCACTGCAGCAAGTGCGACGCAACGATCGAGCCGTTCAGCTTCCTGCTGCACAACGCGAAGACGCTGCAGATGGCCTGGCAGAGCCACGCGATGGTGCAGCGCCGAGTGAGCGAACTGAACGAACGCCTGCACGAACTGAAGAAACAGGAGCAGCGGCTACGGGCGCAGGTCAAGCGCCTGCAAGACAAAGCCGCGCCGTCGTCGTTGGTCACCCGACCGCCGAGAGAACCGTGAACTTCGATCTGAAAAGCCCATGCAATAACTGCCCGTTCCGCAAGGTCGGCGCGATCGAGCTGCGACCAGGTCGCCTCGGCGAAATCGTGACGACGCTACTCGCGAGCGACCGAAACTGGTTCATATGCCATAAGACGGCGCACCGCGGCGACCCGGCGCGAGAGAGCCAGTGCGTCGGCTCGATGGTCTACCTGCTCAAGGTGGGATCGCCCAGCGTGTCGATGCGCGTCGCGGCGGCCACGCGGCTGCTCGACTACGACGTCCTGCGCGGCCTGTTCTCCGAGATCGTCGAGCCGTCGACGTCGATCATGCGAAAGAGGTGGCGGCTATGACGTTGCCAGGCAAAGGAACGAAGGCGGCAAAGGTCGAGGGCCTCGGCCTCGGCCCGATGATCAAGGCGCTGCGACGCGGGCGCGACATGACGCAGGCAGAGCTGGCGGCGCGCGTCGGCGTCAGCCGCTCCAGCATCACGAACATCGAGCGCGGCAATCAAATCCTGACCGAGACGACCGTCAAGGCGATTGCCGAAGCGCTCGGCTACCGCGTGGCGGTCAAGTTCGAGCTGCTCCGAACCATGAACGAAAGGGCCTGACGTGCTCAAAGTACCCCGCGATTTTCTGGTCGACGTGCTGAAGGCCTGGGACGGCGCCGCCAACCCGGATGCGTTCCACCGCGAGTGCGAAAAGTGGATCGAAGACCTGCGCACGATGGTCGAGAGCACGAGCCCGGAGAGCCTGGCCGAGATATTGAAGTCCGCCGAAGAAGCTGACGAGCGTGGCGTGCCGTTCGTGGGCGTCACCGGCACGGCCGATGGGCACGAAGTGGCCGACGCCCTGATGCAGCCGGTACACCTCATCCTCGAACACCAGGAGGGCGCCGATGACAAGGTCACGTGGGCCGCCGACTTCCTGCACGGCGTCACCCAGCAGCTGGCGGACTACTTCAGCCTGCGCATCGTCCAGTACATGCTGCAGATGATGGTCGAGGCTATGGAGAGAACCATCGTCGAGGACCGCGAGCAGGCGCACTGACCGATGAGCACCACCACCGACCTGAAGGCCCGCGTCGAGCAGATTCGCCGAGCGCACGCGAGCGCGCGGCCGAAGCATGAAAACCCGGCGTGGATGAACACCCACATCGATCTCGGCGTCGCGCTGCGGTACATCGACGAGCTGGAGCGCCAGGCGGCCAGCACCGTCCAGGCGTCCTGCGCAGAGTGCGGCGTGCGCTCGACGGTCGACAGCATGTGGGCGCTCTATTGCCTGCCGTGCATCCAAGCCAAGATTGCGCCGGCGCTCACCGACGCCGCGCCACCGGAGGCTCCATGAAGTTCACCCGCGGCCAGTTCGTGCGCTTGACCTATTGCGACCAGACCATCGACGCGATGGTGATGCTCGCGTCGCCGAACAACCGGAGCCTCATGCTCGGTTTTGACGGCGTGCTGCGTGGTGACGACGGTGGCGTGTTTCCGGGCGCGATGCCGCTGCTGCAGGACGACGACGGCGTGTACCGCGACCTTGTGAAGAACCTGCCGGCGACCGTCGAGCCGCTCGCATCGCGGCAGCAGCACTGAAGGAGCCCCCATGCCCATCGCCGCAAAGGCCTTCTTCGTCGTGACCGCAGGCATCCTGCTCGATGAGCCGATGCCAGAGTACAGCCGCCAGGTCGGCTACACCTCGGCCGACTTCGATCAGGATCTGACGCGCCCGCCTAGCGAAGACACGATCTACATGCAGCGCCGCGAGGAAGCGCTCGAACACGCGCGCCGCTTGATGGACCCGCGGGCCGTCAACTGGGTCAAGCTGGAATGGGTGTGGGTATGACCGAGGCAGCGAAGCCGCTCTCGACGTGGACCCTCTACGACAGTCCGCTCGACATGCCGGGCTTCTTCGTGCTGCGCCGCTGGGACATTCACGCGGGCGACCTGAAGGCGAGTCCCGAGGCCTTCTGGAGCAAGGATGTCGAATCGCTGCGCGACGAGATGCGCAAGCGAGGCCTCTACTGCATCCCGCGCCGGCCGGCAGACGAGCCACACATCGTCGAGGTCTGGCTGTGACGACGACCCAGATGCAGGCGCACCCATGCCCGAGCTGCCACGCCGAGCTGAGCGCGGCGACCGACTACACCGGCCAGGGCAACAAGCCGAGCACGGGCGATATGACGGTGTGCGCCTACTGCGCGACGATCCTGCAGTTCGATGACGAGATGCACCTGCAGGTCGCGAGCCAGCAGGCCCTCATTGCTGCCCCGATCGACACCCTGGTCGAGTTGCAACGCGTGCGCAACGCGGTGCTTACGCGAAACGCGATTCAGCAAGCCAAAGACTCCTCATCAGCGAAAAGGTGACACAAGCATGGCATTCGGACCCGGGAAATACGACGACATGTGCACGCACGTGCGAGAGACGACGAACGCCCAGGGCGTCCTCCTGCTCGTGATGAACGGCAACGCAGGAACCGGCTTCAGCCTCCAGGGTCCGATGCATCTGCAGCTTTCGCTGCCCGACGCGCTGGAGCAGATGGCGCGACAAATTCGCGCCGATTGGGCGCAGGGGTTCGGCGCCGGCGGTGGGGAAGGATCGCCACCATGACGACGACGCCAACAGGATCATCACGAGAGCTGGCCCGCCTGCTGCTGATGCTCGGCATGGCCGCCGGCGGCCTGTCGGTCGAGGCCGACCGCAATGAACTGATCGAGAGCATGCGCAGCGGGCGACTCGATCCAGCGTACCTGATCCACCTGCGCGACCAGTTGAACGAAGTGCTGGT